GCCAAGGAGTGTGGTGCAACAGTACACACGATACACATCAACCCGTGGAGGTTTGATGTCGCGCGTGAGGTGTCGTTGTCGTTGGTGCCCGCGGATATTGACGTCTGCGTTTGTATTGACATAGACGAGGTGTTAGAGCCAGGTTGGCGAGAAGAGATTGAGCGCATCTGGACGCCTGACACGACGCGCATGCGGTACAAGTTTGACTGGAGTAACGGAATTGTATTCCACAGCGACAAGATACACTCCCGTAAGGGGTACCGCTGGAAGCACCCCTGTCATGAAATTTTGGTGCCTAACACGGGCACAAAAGAAAGTTACGTGTGGACGGACAAGTTGTTGGTGTCGCATTATCCGGACAACACAAAGTCACGCGGGCAGTACATGGACCTGCTTGAGATGTCAATCAAGGAAGACCCAGACTGTCCAAGGAACGCGCTGTATTACGCGCGAGAGTTATCTTTCTACAGCCGCTATGATGAAGCAATTGTAGGGTTAAAACGCTACCTTGCCCTTCCCCGTGCGGACTGGGCAAACGAGCGTTCGTATGCGATGAAGATTATTAGTAAGTGTTACGCGGCACTTAAAAACGAGCCAGAGGCCATCAAATGGGCGAGGCTGAGTGTCGCGGAGGACCCCGGTGTTCGTGATGGGTGGATGGAGTTGGCAGACGCGGCGTATCGTTCCAACATGTGGGCGGAATGTTATTCCGCTGCGTTGTCCGCGTTAAACCTTAAACACAGGGCGAATGTATACACGGAAGACCCCGCAAACTGGACGGAGAAGCCGTACGACTTGGCCTCAATCAGTGCATGGAATTTAGGGTTAAAAGAACAAGCAATTGAGTACTGTAAGCAGGCGATTGAGATTAATAAGGAAGATCCTCGCCTAGTTAAAAACCTGGAATGTATGTTGAAGGAAGTAGATTAATGGACTCACAATACGTATTTAATATCATTATGTCACTTGCGGGAGTTATGGGCGGGTGGGTTTTAAAAACCATTTGGGACTCCATTCGGGACTTAAAGGATGAAATACGTGCACTTTCATTCGAGGTACATCAGGATTTTGCTCGTCGTGATGACTTTAAAGAGGCCATCAAAGAGGTTAAGGACATGCTAGTCCGGATCTTTGATAAGCTGGATGACAAGGCAGATAAGTCAAATCCGTAGGCTTTTAGCCGCGTTCTTCCTGGTCTGTTGTTGGGGTGTTGTTGCAGACATACCTCCACCACATTCCCTCGAAGGAATAAAAATTGGAGGGCAGGCCCTTGAACTGATACGTAAGTTTGAAGGGTTTTCGTCCACGTCATACCCAGACATGATAACGGGCGGCGCACCATGGGCGTATGGTTACGGGTTTACGACAAAGGCTGACGGGAAGCCGGTAGGTCCCGGAGACAGAATTAGCAGGAAACAGGCGGACATTAGGCTTGTTAAAGAAGCTGAAAAGTATTGTGGTGGCGCGTTAAAGGGTGTACCAGCAGAATACTTGACACAGAACAGGATAGACGCGGCAGCGAGCCTGTGTTGGAACATTGGAGTACCCAACCTACTTCGTAGTGTGTTTTTTAAAAAGTGGGTGCGTGGGGATGTTGATGGCGCGGCAAAGGCAATGACACACTGGGTAGCAAGGGGCACGAATGCGGAGCGAGTTTTACGGGCTAGACGCCAAGTAGAAATCGCTCTTTTCAGGGCGAAAGATCCTGTTTTGATGGGTAATTTACAGTAGAAGAGGAGTACTAAAATGGCTAAATATACACCACGTATTGACCACTCAAAAAAGGACTACGAGTCCGAATCTGAGGATATTGCACAAGATAAAAAGATAGCCAAAAAGGCTATCTCAATGCACGACAAGCAACAGCATGAGGGCGAGAAAACTGACCTCTCCAAACTCAAGCACGGTGGTCGTGCCAAGAAAGAAGTTGGTACCGTGCGTAAATACGCCGCTGGTGGTATGCCCGCCGCTGTAGCTGGTAAAGCAATGTTAGGAGCGGGTAGGGGAGGAACCCCTGCAAGTGTTACGGATGCCCCTGGATACCGCGGAAGAGGCACTCCTCCCTCATCGCCTCCAACACCTATCAATACAAGGGGCATAAAAGGTGCGTTTGGATTAACAGGATCTGGTGCGGATCGACTACAAAAACCAGATATACGGCCGCCTGTACCCGCGCCAACGCGTGTACCGCCTGTACCCGCGCCAACGCGTGTACCCCCGAAAACAATCACAGTACCAACCCCTAACCCTGGCCCAACCAAAAGGTATAAAAAAGGTGGCGCTGTGGATAACGTTGATGACAAGGGCGGCAAGTCTCCCGGCGGTAAAATGGGTGGTTTGAGTGCGGTACCTGCAGACAAGGGTGCACCACACACGGCCGGCGTGAAGAAGGTTGTGGAAAAGTTTAATCGCGGCGGTAAGTGCTAACATGCCAGTAGAATCAAAAGCCCAACAGCGTTTGATGCAAGGTGTGGCACACAGCCCTGAATTTGCCAAGAAGGTGGGCATTAAGCAATCCGTCGGCAAGGAGTTTGTCAAGGCGGGTCCGGCAAAAAAGAAACTCCCTGAGCGAGTAGCGAAGAAGAAATAATGGCCAGTAACTACAGCAATACCTCAAACACGACAGCAAACACCACCGTCTCGGTGGATGACATGATCCGCTTCGCTTACAAGGAAGCGGGTAAGCTGTCTGAAGAGATTACACCAGAGTACGTCAAAGACGCACGACTGGCGCTGTGGTACATCCTTATTAACCTGTCAAACCGCGGCGTCAATCTTTGGTTACTTGAGTATCTAATGATTGGCTCCGCGGCACAGCTTCGTGAATACATTATGCCACGCGGCACGGTGGACGTTCGTGTCGCCAACTACCGACTACTGACACGCCCAAGCACGACGACGGACAACGTCTTTGGTGCGTTTAACACGACGTCGATTGACCTAAGTTATCCGATTGCTGCAGGTGATTCCGCACACGCGTATTACGAAGACGGCTTTAGATTTTTAAGTGCGGGTTTTAATTCATCTGAGCGCAACATTACGCTGCAGATTGAGTACAGCTTTGACGACATTACCTGGGAGACCCTGGGTTCTGTTACAAACAGCGACGTCAATAGCTGGGGTTACCAGCAGATTGATGGATCGCCGTTGGCCAAGTTCTGGCGTTTTCGTAACGCGTCTGCGTCGACTGTGACCGTTCGTGCGTTGTCGTTGGCTTCGGTGCAGCAGGACATCCCCTTGGCCAGACTAAACCGCGACAGCTACTTTAACTTGCCAAACAAAGATTTTTTGAGCAACCGCTCGTTGCAGTATTGGTTTGATCGTCAAGTTACACCAATCGTAAACTTATGGCCGGTGCCACAGGATTACTTCCAGGCGTTCCAGTTTATTGTGGAGATGCAGCCACAGGACGTGGGCAAGCTGACGAACGAAATTGCTGTACCGGACCGTTGGATGCCAGCGATGCAGAAACAACTCTCTGCCGCGGTGGCAAAGATACTACCGGGTATTGATGAAGCAAGAATCGGGCGGTTGACGTTAGAAGCAAAAGAATTGACGCTAACAGCAGAAGATGAAGATCGCGATAGGTCACCAATCTATTTCGCGCCAAATATTTCGTACTACACAAGATAATAGGAGCCACAATATATGGCGGCCACTGGATATACACCAATTAGCCTTTACTATAGTTCAACCACGACCAACGCCCCGTTAGCGGCTAATCTTGCGTTGGGTGAGTTGGCGATTAATATTGCTGACGGTATTTTATACTATAAGAATCCTTCAAACGTTGTTAAACAGTTTTCATCAGGTGCCGCCGCGGGCGGGGTGATTTATGAAAACAGTTTGGTGGTCAATGAAGACTATACGTTAACAACGGCTAAAAATGGTTTTAGTGTTGGCCCAATTACTATCAGTTCCGGGTATTCGGTCACCGTCCCTAGCGGTCAGCGCTGGGTCGTACTGTAAGAGGATAAGAGATGAGTTCAATTTCAGCAGGCACATCAGCAGGCACCGCGCTAGTTAGCACTGGCGATACTACGGGTGCGTTGGTATTTAAGACGGGCGCTAGTGCTACTACGGCGATGACGATTGGTGCAGATCAAAGCGTAACCTTTGCAGGCGCGGTAAATGGCACTCCGGGTAGCGGTGGTACTACGGCATCTGGCTCTGTTGTGCTGACATCTGCCTCCACAGGCGCTCAGTCTATTACGACGACTAATTATGGTCAGTCAGTTACGTTACCTGATGCCACAACGCTGAATAAGGGTGCTTGCCTTTATACGATTAATAACCTTGGTGGATACCCATTAAAAATTGTTAATGCTTCCGGTAGTACATTAGGTTTTGTTTATCCCAAGAATCCAGTTACGGTTGGTCTTGCTGATAATTCCACCTCTGCTGGATCGTGGAGCTTAGTAGGCGAAGAGCCGTGGGCTGTTGTGGCGCAAACTATTTCAACTGCTTTGCTTAATAAATCTGTTCCCAATAATCCAAGAATGAGTGTTGTTATTGACTCAACGCGATCTTTACTGCTGCTGGGCAATACAAATTTGTTCGGTATTATTTACGATTCTTCTACTGGAACTTGGGGATCTCTTACTTTAATTCGTACTGCAACAATGTCTGCATATGCAGGAATATTGAGCGCCACTAATCAAGTGTTGGTAACCTCAAACAACAGTGGTACAGGATTTGAGGCTGTTGTTTTAACATTAAGCGGCACAACGATTACGGTTGGAACCGCCGCTACAGCAACACTATCCGCAGTGGATAATTCTACTTCGTATAATTTGGTTGCAGTTGGCACATCTTGGGTAGTCCAATACGCGGTAGCTACTCCAGCGCTTCAAATGCGAGCGTTAACTATTTCTGGAACGACTGTAACAATTGGTGCTGCTACAGTATTAAATGGAACAACATACTCAAATGTTTATGTTGCTGCCGTTTCTGCTTCTGTTGTTCTTGTTACTTCTAATACTAACGCTAATACTTTTTTTGCTACGCCTTATACGATCTCTGGCTCAACTATTGCGGTTGGAACGGGTGCAACTTACGCTTCTACAAACGCCAATTCTTCGCTTATTTTGCTTATCAAGCCCGTCCAGATAATCGGTCAAATTGCCCTCCATCTGATAAAGCATCCCGCAAGGGAAACCAACGATATTGCCGTCTATGTTGTAAGCGTGAGGCTCCGGTCAGGTGTAAACAACAGACCAGTATTT